CAAAAGCATTTGATATGGCTAAAAAAGAAGTTTTAGGAAATATAAATGCTCAAGTTGAAGGTGAAGATGGCAAGATGTATGACTATTATGAACAACCTATTGATCCAGATCCTAATAAAACACTAAATAAAAATCTTGAAATAGCTGCTTATGCTATAGAAATTAATGGAAGACAAAAAGCTTTATATGAAAGTATTTTACCTAATACAGAAGATGATTTAAAAAAATATATTGATTCAAACGGTGAGACTGTTCCGGAAATATACCAATTAATAGCTGATAAATATAATAAAACAAAAAAAAGAAGTGAACCAGTTTTATCAGCCACTGATATTGCAAGAGCACAAGCAAAATTAGTAGGTGATGATGGGATTATTATTTCTGATATTGATAAAGAGTTAGATCAATTAGACGAAAATGTAAGAGAACTTTTATTACTTCATCCAGATCAAGGGAGAGTACAACGGGCAAAAATTGAAGAATTAAAAAAAGATGGTGATATTTCTTACGATGATGTTCAATTCTTAATTGAAGAAATGTATGACTATTACCAGACACCTGAAGGTCAAGCTCAACTGGATAAAGAGTTTCCACTTGGAGACGAGATTACATATAAAACTCCTAGAGATTTAAGTAAGAGTAATAAAAGAGCATTAAAATCAAAAAAAATAAGAGGTGATCAAACACCTTGGTTAGAAAGTGCTGGCGGTAAAAAGTTTGTAAAGGATTTTACACGTATAGTTACACCAGACATATTTCATGGTTTAAATCCAGTCAAAGATTTCTTACGAGAAATTGAATTAAGAAAACAAGAAGTACAACAACAAGATAGACCTTCTAATAGAAGATAACGTAATTACTAAGGTAATAAAATGAATTCAGGAATGAATTTCGACTCCATAGATACTTCAGGATTTGAAGGATTTGCTGATGAAATCCGTGATGATCGAGAAGAGGAAGAGAGACGAGAACAACTAAGAGCTGAAATGCAAGCTCAACAAGAAGAGGAACAGGCAAAAGCTATGGCTGATGCTGAAGATCCTAGAAATAGAGAAGGCTTCGGAGGTGTAAGAGGGATAGCAAAAGAGATTGGGTCTGCCATTGGTGGTGGATTACAAGATACAGTTTCCTCTGCTGTCACTCTTCCAGAAAGAGCCATTGATATGTTCAGTGGTGAAATGGAAGAGGAGATGCAAACTGACGAAGGATATAAACCAGAATGGGATGATGCTTTTGTAAATGATGAAGATCCAATTGAAACCAAAACATGGTGGGGAGGAGCCTTACGGGGACTAGTTCATTTTGGATCTTTAGCAGTTGCTATTATTCCAGCCATGAAAGCAGCTGGTGTAACCGCTGCAACTACTATTGCTGGTAGTTTGGTGCGAGGTGCAGCAATTGGTGCTACCTCAGATTTGGTATCAAGATATTCTCAAGATGATAATGGTTTAGCAGTATTAAGAGATAGATTTGGTTTATTAGATACTCCTATTTCTACTAAAGATACTGATCACCCTGCTATGAAGACATTAAAAAATGTTGTAGAAGGTATGGGTATTGGTATTATTTTTGATGCTGCTGGGATGGCTATAAAAAGAGGAGTAAGAAAGCTTAGACCTGGAGAAACAACATATATACAAAATGAACTTTTTCCAACAGGAGAGTATGCTGTTGACCCTGAAGAATTGACAAAAATAGCTGCAAGAAATGAAAGCGTTCAAGTTCAAATAACAGAGAAAGCAGTTGATCAGTTAGAGATAGAAGGTTTTGGAGCATATAAAAATAATAATTTAGCTAGTAAAACTCAAGCTACACCTACCTCAACAGAAGCACCTTTTGATGTAAAAAGACAATTAAAGAGAACTAGAACAGAATATGGAGCTGAAGATGGTTCTACTGGTTCTGTAACTACCCCTGTATCTCTTAATCGAATGAGTATAAACAGCGAAATGGCTGAGAAAGAACTTGTAAAACTTATGAAAATATATATGAGTGATGCAAGAGTTCAAGAAGAGGTTGCTAAAGCTAAAGCAAAAAATATTCCTTTAAATAAAGTCTGGCAAGATTCCATTGAGATGGCACAGAAAGTAATGGAAGGTAGAAATAATAGTGAATTAACTGCTGATGAATTTTGGGCAATTTTTAATGAAGGTCCTACAACTATTAAGACTGGAACTGGTGAAGAATTTACCGTATGGGGATCTGAAATGGTAGTAGCAGCTGATTTAGTTATTGGCTCATTATTAAAAGAAATTAGAGATTCAGGTATAACTAACAGAGAACTTTATAAATATGCAGATTTAACTGATATTGATGGTCCTGCTAGAGCAACCTATGACAAAGTTATTGCTGGTTTAACACAAGTTAAGTTAGCTAAAATGACTTATTCTAATAAATTTAGAGAGTTAGGAGCTGGTAAAAAAGTAACTAAAAGTTCGAAAGCTGAGATATTTGAAGCTGTTAATAAGCAAATGGCTGATTCTAAAAAAGCTCATAAATTGGCATATCAAATTGCAGGAACCAGTAAAAATGATGATCTTTTTAAAGCTATTAATGAAGCTATGTCTTGGTCAGGAGAGATTAATACATTAACTGATTTCGATAATTACATAAGAAAGAAGTTTAGAGGAGGAAAAATAAAAGGGAAATGGGACATTGGTTTAATTGTAAAAGGTCTGCAAAAAGTAATGGTTAATAGTGTTCTTAGTGGTCCTAAAACTCCAATAAGAGCAATAATGGGTACTGGTTCAGCTACGTTTCTTAGACCATTATCAATGGCATTAGGAGCTGGAATTAAAGGAGACGGTGCAACATTACGAGCTTCAATGGCAGCTATGAATGCAATGCGTGAATCCATACCTGAAGCTTGGACATTATTCAAAAAAAATTTACAAGGATATTGGGCTGGAGATATTTCAACTATAAATACTAGATTTAACCAAATCACTAAAGGCGATGAACAGTGGGCAATGTATAAACATTGGATAGAAAATAGTGAAGGAGTTACTGCTGGAGATAGATTTGCGTTTACTGTTGGTAATGGAGTCAGAGCATTAAATGATAATAAGTTTTTAACCTATTCAACAAAGATAATGGGTGCTACTGATGATGCATTTGGATTGATATTAGCTAGAGCTACTGCAAAAGAAAGGGCAATGCGTGAAGCAATGAATCTTTACAACGCAGGAAAAGTAACTGAAATTTCTCCTCAAATGTTGAAGGAAGCTCAAGATAGATTTTATGCTCAAATAATGGATGGAGATGGGAATATTATTGATGATGCTACACTTTTTGCAAAAAAAGAAGCAACTTTAACAACAGAACTACAAGGATTTTCTGCAAAGATTGATGAGGCATTTAGTCAAAACCCTTGGACTAAACCATTTTTATTATTTGCTAGAACTGGAATGAATGGTTTGCAATTAACAGCAAAACATACTCCTTTATTTAATAGATTAGTAAAAGAATCTAGAGATATAATGAAAGCTACTCCAGATAATCTAGGAGATTTAGCTGTTTATGGTATAAAAAATGCTGAAGATTTAGCTAATGCTAAAGCTTTACGAGAAGGTCGTATAGCTATAGGAAGTAGTTTAATTTTACTAGCTAATATTCATTATATTAATGGAGGCTTAACTGGTAATGGTCCATCAAATAGACAGCAAAGACAAACTTGGATAGATTCTGGATGGAGACCAAGAAGTATTCAAATTGGAGGAGCTTGGGTAACTTATGATTCTTTAGAACCATTTAACTTAATACTTTCAACTATTGGTGATATTGGTGATCATATGGATCAAATGGGTCCAGAGTGGACTGAACAACAATATAGAAAATTAGCAATCGTAATAATGCAAGGCTTATCTAGTAAATCTTATTTAGCTAGTATGCAACAATTTGTAGATTTATTTGCTGGTCAGCCAGGTTCTTCAGAAAGAATTATTGCAAGTTTATTGAATAATACTGTTCCTCTTTCCTCATTAAGAAATGAATTAGGTAAGTTAATTAACCCTTATATGAAAGAGATAAATTCTGGAATTGGGCAATCAATTCGAAATAGAAACTTATTTATGGAGGTATTAGCTCCACAAGAACTACCTACTAAATTTGACTTACTTAATGGTCAACCGATAAGAGATTGGGACTTTCCGACTCGTATGTTCAATGCCATAAGTCCTGTTCAATTTAATTTAGACCAAGGTCCAGGTAGAAAGTTATTCTTTGAAAGTAATTACGATAGACGTACATCAACATTCTCATCACCTACTGGAGTGAACTTGTCTGACTCTCCTAGAGTTAGATCATTATTCCAAAAAGCTATAGGTGATCAAAACATAGAGGCACAGTTAAATGCACTAGCTAGAGATCCAAGGATCATAGCTTCTATAAATCAAATGAAAAATGATAATAGAGGTATAAATAAAGAGCTAGATCCAATGAAAGCTTATTACCACAATGTAAGGATTAAGCAAATAATGGAGAATGCTAGAAAGATCGCTTGGTCAAGAATAAGTGCTAGTGGAGAAGTACAGCAGCTGATAGCAGAACAAAAGGCACTTGAGTTAAAGACAGTACAATCTCGTCGTCAAACAAGTACTCAAAAAATA